AGAAAGAAACGTAAATGTTCTTGATCTTCTTATTGAATGTAAGAGAAGATTATCAGAATTATACACACAAAAATTCAACATTGGTGAACCATTGAACATAGCAGAGATATACCAGACCCTGAATCGAGTTGAGGGCGTGGTTGACACCACTGACGTCACAGTGAATCAAAAAACAGGAACTGATTATTCAAATATATTTTATGATGTCGAAGAGAATCTTTCGACGGATGGAAGAATGTTACTAGTACCAAATGACACAATATTGGAAATTAAATTTATCAACTCGGATATTACAGGGCAAATTATAGGAACCTTAAATCAAGATTCCTCCTCCTCTTCCACTGGCACAGGGGCATACTAAAAATGACAATAAAAAGATACATAGCAAACGCTGACAATACAATTACTAATGCTTTTAAGCCCAATCTCTCCACTCGCGGCACAGGCTCGAACATGGGGTTGGCGGATTCATTGGAGATTTTTTCAATCTATGGTCAAGCTTCTAGTAGTGCTGAACAATATTCGCAAGAACTATCAAGAGTGCTGGTTCAGTTCCCAGTTGATGAGATAGTCACAGACAGGACAAATGGTGATATACCGGCTAGTGGAAGTGTATCTTTTTACTTAAGATTATATAATGCGGAGCACCCGTTTACGCTTCCCTCAAATTTTGATCTGTGTGTTCATCCAATAAGGCAAGTATGGGCCGAAGGCCGTGGCCTGGACATGGATGAATACTCCGATCTAACATATGACGGTACTGGCTCTAATTGGCTTC